AGTCTGAATTACTTTCCCTTGTGCATCTTCAATTGATTGATATACTTCAACTATTTCAGTTTGTGAATCATCATTGGAGTTAATTAGTAATAGTTTTTCTCCAGAAATATATTGAATATTTTGATTATATAATCTAATATTTAAATTAGTTCCAGAAGATGTTATTGTATTAATCTCATGAGTGATTGGTAAATTGTAAATCCATGTATTAAAATAAATATTATTATTTAAATTTTCACCAAAAGAAGATAAATATATCTTATCTCCTACTAATAAATTAGAAGTATTTGATGTATCTATATCTTTAATTAAATTAATTAATCTAAATTCAATTTTATTATCATCATTATCAAAAACATAAAGTAAATTATTTTCAATTATAGTTGAACCATAAGAAGCATCATCTATAATTCCAGATACACCAATAAACTGATTTATTGTTTTTTCTTGATACTGAACTACTATTGGGTAAAGTAAATTATCTGTCTTAAGTAATAGTGATCCAGAATCTGGAAAACCGATAGTTGAATCTACATTTAAGTATGTTGATCCAGAAAAAGATTCCTCAATTAGTTTTGTTTTCTTTGTTGGTATAAAATTTGTAATATATGAATCTTTATCTAAAGAAAGTTCATATAAATTCAAACCATCAAATGGTCTAAATTCTGCATTAAAAATTGCTGCACTTTTTGTTATATTATCAGCATCTTGAAATATTGTTTTTCCTCTTAGTGATTGAAGCGTAGTATAATCTATAACTGGAGAAAATTCGTCCCTTACTACTTGCTCAACTAATATATTATTTGTAATAAGGTATTCTGTATTTGATGGTTTAATCAAATAATCTTGTGGATTTATAATGTCTACCTTTTCTGCGTATAAAATATCAAATAAAATTTTAAAAGAAACATCAGTTCCTTTTGATGTATAAAAGTCTCTAGCTTTAAATAAAATATTTTTTAGTTCTACTTTTTCTGAAAAATCCCTATCTTCAAATCCAGGAAGAAATTGTGATTTAAACTTTTTGAATAAAATTTCAAAAAAATCTAAACTTAGATTTTTTACATTTGTATTTTCTGGATGACCCGCTGCAGAAGTTGTTTTAAATGTTAAAGTATCTTGTTCTTCTACTTTTTCAATTCCACTGAATCCTCTAACACAACCAACAAATGATGTTTCAGTAATACTAGTATATGTAATAATTTCATCATCTATCTTTATTAATCCATACTTTTTAGGAAATCCTTTCGTGCTATTTACTTCAATAGTATCAGAAAAATAAAAAATTTCAGAAGTCAGATAACATGGATTATTTTTTACATAAAATGTTTCTTTGTTAAACTTATCAATTTTTTTATATTCATTTAAGTTTACTGCTAAATCTATAATTCCTGTTTCATATTCTTGAGAAACATAATATTGCTCCAAAAATTCAGAAAAAAGCGGAGACTCATCATTAATGAATTCTGGAATTTGTCCTTCTATAAGTGACTGGAATTTTACGCGAGTAGTTATATCTGACATATTATCTTGTTAGATTTCCGTTTGAATAACTTGAAGTTAAAACATAATTTGTTGCTGAAGTATTTTCACCAGAAGATATACTATCTTCTATTATATTTACTACTGTATTTGGTATACTCAATTCCAAATAAAGATCTTTAAGACCAATAACATCATTTGAGTCTGGAATTGCCTGTATTTCAATTCCATTTTCATTTATAGATGATGTAATTACTATTGGATTTATTAAAATTTCTCCTTTATCGTAATCAACAGTTCCAATATTTTGATTTACAATGAAAGGAACATTATTCTCAAGTTTAAATAAGAATAATCTTCCAAATTGATTATCGATTGGAATATCACTTAAATATAATACACCATCAATACCATCAACAGTAAATCCAGTAGATTTAATATTAAATCCTGCTTGATCTACTGATTTTTTCAAATGAAACTTATTACCAAAACAGATTTCATATGTTGCCAACTTATTTAATTCTGGAAATAAATTTCTTCTAATCTTTACTTTTGTTATGTTTGATGTTATTGCCGATCTTGTATTATCTATCAATGATACTATTCTACTATATTTAAATCTTCCTCCAAATCTATTTAATTCACTATTTTTAGAATACTTTTCAATTGTAGATAAAACATCAGTCTTTAATTTAGATGCATCTGTTGTGATACTCTTATTATAATAAACAGTTACATCCAATTCGATATAAAGATACTTTAAATCATTCAATTCAATATTTATTCCAGAAACAGAATATTGCTTTAGTGTTTTTAATATATCATTTTTAGTTACTTTAGATAAAAATGATCCATTTCTTGGCTTTGCTGATATGTACACTGTTCCATAAACTGGAGGATCTAACTCATCTCCACCATAAACAGATACTGATTCAATATTTGGGAATAAGTAAGGAACAAGACCAACATAATCATTCGCTGTGACTGCTCTATATTGCGAAGCATAGACCCTAGGACCAAATTGTCTCTATAGATTCTATCTCATCACCATTTTCAGAGGGTGTATTGACCGATATAAGCGATATTCCTTGAGTGATTGCATTAAAGTTATTATCTTCTAGTATTCCAGAAAATGTAAAATTTGATGCACCATTACCAAATTGTCCATTAGTTACTATATAAGAAATATTAATTGTTGAATCATTAGGTGGCCTTTTGCCAATAATATTATCACCAAATAAAATTTCGTATTTTTCGTCTTTAATTTCTTGTATTAAAAAGAACTTTGTAGTTTCATCAACTGAATGTATATTTTTTACTTGCTTATATTCTTCTACTGATGCTCCAGATACATAAACCCTAATAGTATCAGTATCTACATTAGGATTTGGAATGATGAATTTTTGATCAGGTTGACTGTAATCCATTATATAGGATTTTTTCAAAAAGTTTCCTTCATATACATCTATTTCTGAAAAAGTAGCAACTCCATCATTTCCAACTTTAACTGTTATGTCTTCTGGTATTGAAAATATATATTTACCTCCTTGAACTGCACCAAGAGCAACTACACCAGATTTTAAGGTAATTGTCTTTGATTCTGAACTTGCAACACTAAATGTTATTTTTGCTCTTGCTGCTCTTCTTGATTTGGGAACATATCCAATATTTTTTGCAAGAGATACTACATTTTCTCTAAGAGTTGCACTATCTAAAAATGATTCATTAACTGCCATATTAGTATTAAAGGCAGAAATGTATGAATTATATGCAAGAATATCTATTAAAACTGAAAAATTTGATCCTTCAAAATCAAAATCAGTAAAATTGCTATTAGATCTTAAATAATCTTTTATTTGAGATCGTAAAGAGTTAAAGTCCAGATTTGTGAACTTAATTGGAATAGACATTATGCTTATATTCTAGTTGGCTGTAAAATAAACTCTAAATTTTGTGTAGTTATAGGCAAACCGATAATATCATAAGTAATTTTAACATTTAATTCATTAGCATTTTCTATTAATTCAACCTCTACATCTTTAACCTTAATTCTTGTTTCAAAATTAGATAATAAAGTTCTAATTTCATCTGGTAAAATATATTCAATATTTGGATCTGCAAGTTCAAATAATTGTGATGTTACTTTAGATCCCAATAAACTATTAAAAAATCTTTCTCCAATTTGTGTTCTAACTAAATTTTGAACCGATTTTTTAATTGCATCTTCATTACTAATAGCTAAAACATCATTTGTGATAGGATGTCTCGAAAAAGACAAACTTATATCTTTAAAATATCTAGAAACGCCCGTAGCCATTAGACCATAAGGTATATTTGGTATATTATATCTATAATACTTTTACTAAAAGATTTATCTTTGCATATGACGAATATTATAATTTTCAGTATTTAAATATTTTAATATTTCTGATGCTATTAATTCTGGATTTCCTGGTCCACAAGTATAAACATCAATCGCAATACATCCATTTTCAGGCCACGTATGACATGATACATGACTCTCAGACAGTGCAATTACGATGGTACACCCTTGAGGATAGAAACAATGTTGAAACACGTTTAAAACGGTCATATCAGCATTTTGAATGCCCTTTAACATAGTTTGTTCAAGACTTATTGCATCATTTAATAAGTCATAGTTTACGTTATATGCCTCCAGTAGGAGGTGATTTCCCATTGAAAACTGTTCCAATTTGCATAAATCTCTTAAGATACTAATTTATTTAATATAAAATCCTTTTCGATAATAATCAGGGTCTTCAATATACTGATAATTGCTTAAATTTTTATCAGATTCCCCTTCCCAAATTGGAATTGCAACTTGATTACCATATCTAAAGTCGGGATTTCTTCTTAAATGAACTTCAATTAAGTTTTTATCAATAAATTCGCAATTAATCCACTCATAATTACCATACAAATTAGATAAAATTGAAGGAAATTCTATTTTTTTATCATTTTTATCTAACTTTTCCCATTTTTCCCACTTATATAGTGGATTTTCTTTACTTTTTGTGCCCATGACTACTAATTCTGCTTTTTGGTTCCTAAAATCAACACTTAAATGTTCTCCTTTAAAGATTTCACACCAAAATTCACCTGGATGATAGTGATCAGTGGTATCTTCAATCCATTCAATTCGAGCAAATCGACTCATTCCAAGAAAATTAATGACTGGGCGCACAATATAAAAGTCGGATTTTGGAACTTGAGCACCAACTGGTCCACAAGTATACCCTAAAATCCGACTTAACTGTAATTTATTATAAATCCAAAGATCTTTTGGATGGACATTTTCAAATTCTTCTGTTCCATCCAAATAATACATTACCTACCTTGACCACGATATGGTTTACGTGCTTTGTTTCGACTGGTTCCTGCATATTTAGTATGTTTTCCATCACCTTGTCGAGTATTCTTTGGAGTGCTTTGGATTTCATTAGATCCATTTAAACGCTTTGACATAATGTTTGATTCTCCTTCTAGTTTACGGGTTTTAAAACGGTTTTTCTCGACGGGTTTTTTATAGAAGTCTAAAAAGATCTAAGAATCTAAAAAAGATCTAAGAGTGTTTTATAAGACCTTATAAAAAAATTCCTAACTCTCTCACTCTTCTTAGTTTTTCAGAAAAAATTTGAGGTATTCTCTGAAATAAGAAGAGTGTGTGTGAGAGAGAGAGGAATATCATAACAAAGATCTTCTGATTAAGTCAAGAAGGTTCTAAGTGAAAAGTGAGAAAATATATCAAATGATACGCATTTTCTCATGACCAACACGAATCTTTGGATCGCACCAAATTTCAAATCCTGCTTCTTTTGCATCTAAACAAAATGAAACATCTTCACCACACATATCTTGCACTTCACCAGATTCAAAAACTTGCATCTTTGGTGCAAACCAAGGATATTCAAGATTTTCAAATACTCCTTTCTTAATTAATACCCAACCAAAACCTGTATAATCAACTGTAAATGGTTTACGACGCTTACTAATGCTCTCTAAGGTTTCATGATTCATGACTCCACCATTATTTCTGAAATCATCCTCTTCTAACCAATGAGCAACTGATGTTGTCCGACCATCTTCTGTACAATACCATCCAGCTGCAATATCCTTATCCATCGATACAAGACGATAGAATTTCTCGGTATCGAATACAATATCACTATCAATCCATAACTGATAATCATATTGCAGTTTACCATCCCATGGCACTTGCTTTGGTCCTCGTAGTACATTCGCACCAAGTACTTTACATCTCGCAAAATTAACCATTGAACTATAATCCTGCGAGATCTGAATACTTGCTCCGTGTTGTACTAAATCAAAACACAATTGAACAAAGTTCTTTAGAAAAATATACGATACTCCTCGACCTGGTAAACAAAATACAATACTCTTTCCTTGAATCTGTTCCCGCGCTCTTGTTATATCAAATCCATCACCCTCATTAGTGGGCGATTTTGCAGTTACTGTAAATCCTTTAGCCATAAAAAATAATCATGCAATGTTTATACTATCTTACCACCACAAATCAATTATTGCAATGGTCTTCATTCTTATTTAGATACACTCTAATCTTCTCGGTATCCTTTCCCGTTAATGTCGCAATCCCTTTCACTTGTAATAATACATTATCTAAATCTTTTGGATTTACTCTCTCGACTATCGTAATCCCTTGATACTCTATGTTATAAGTATTCATTTTCTTCGATCTTCCTAAGTAAATCTTCAAGCTCTTCCCTTAAACTATCATCTGTTAAAAGATTCTTATCAGTATCTAATCTATGCTGCATTGCATCAATTAAAATCTCTGATTCTCTCTTTGTTAATTCTATTTCCATACTGTTTATTATTTTTTTTATACTCCTTTTATATATTCACTTTTGTGCCCATTTTGTAAAAAACCTTACACTATTAAAATTTTGTCGGAAAATTTTTTTATAAAATCGTAATTACTCGGACACTTTCAAAGTTTTGTAGGTTAAAGGGACCCATGAATTTTATATAAGGGGGGGCATCGGTTTATAATTATAATTAAACAAGGGGCGAAATAACTGTCCTTCGTGTATTATAATCACGAATACCTTGTTTAATTATAATAAACGAACATTATATAATAGTTTATATTTAATACTGTTTGATTCTAATCAAATAGTATATCCAGGGTATTATGATAACGAAGGAGCAGAATGTTATGAACCTAACTGACTGTCTAATTCTAATTAGAAAAGTATACCCAGGGTATTAGAATACACGAAGAGATAGTGTTTATAATACTCAGAACGAAAGATTATATAAACAACGAAAAATCTCTTAAGTATTATGATATCGAAGAGGACGAGCAAATAATTAACCAAACTGGTCAACACGAATAGTATAGCACTGTTCGATTAGAATTGCAAACTATACCCAGGGTATGAGTTTTCCACAATACCTGTGGAAAACGTATTAAAGTTTTCCACAAGGCAAAAATCAAGATCCCTTGCAATAACTATACTTTCTCATAAACCTGTGGAAAACTTTTACCTTGTACCTGTGGAAAACTCATCACTTTCCCCTATGTAATTCTTATCATTTATGCACGAAAGATCTTCCCTCCCACAGACCACCCTATAAGTCTAATCACGAATCGGTGAGACTAGTGTGTCCAGTGGACGAATCTTTAAGTGGTTTGAGATGCACGAAACTCATAAGTATTATGAGTCTCATAGACGAATAGCAAAAAACCCCTGAGTCTCATAAAACGACTGAGACTCAGGAGAATCATTAAGTATTTGTAAAGACGAACTGTGACACCCCTAGAAGCGTCTACAACCCCCTTGTAATTTTTTAGGTGTTATGATATACTGCGGGCCTAGACAACAAGAACTCGAAGCATTAAATACATAATAACACATACATATCCTCTTTTCCACAACACTGTGGAAAACTAACAAAACACTAAACTATATTTTTTAATACATTTTTACAATTTCTTAATATAAGCAAAAACAAGACAATATATCAATAAGAAGGAGAATCAATACAAGAAATATTCTCCATTTTTGATCTACGATCTACCTGATAAGATACTTCTTGGGACATACAATTATAAACACACTCATAGATAATATCATAATCATCCATTGAGTTTAGAACATCTTCAGCAAGTTCATCATCATAAGGATTAACGATAATATCACCATCATAATGTTCTAATTCTTTCACATCATCTTTAGTATAAAGAATTGAAAAGATTGGTTCATTTGGATTCATCTTTTCAAGTTGATTGATTAGATCTTTAACTGTTTTTTTCATATAAAATGAATAAGTTTATACTTAAAGTATAATAGAGAAGATAAGAACAAATGTCAAGCACCTTTAACTTTTTGAATTGCAATCAGAATATCAGTTGTAATTAAAACACATTGATGATCTGTAGTACAAACAGCATAAACAGGTTGATGAGATTGAATGTCAAAAGTGTATTTGATGAACATGAGTGTTTATTTAAGAATGAATGTGTGTGAAAGTGTTATTAACCTTTAATTATATCATTAAGTGCATCATTTACACCTTCCATAATACTTTCCTTTAATTGATTCATTGTATCTTGATGAGACATACCAGTAAGTCGAAAACCAAAGTAGCAGACAATCAAGATAACAGGAAGAACAATAAAAGGAAGAAACTGCTTGATAACATAAATCCAAGCAGCAAGTTGAATAATGAAAGGAAAGTCAAACATAATGTTCAAGCAAGAGAGAGTGCATCTTTCTTTTGTTTTTGGGACTTAGTTTGTTTTACCCAAGAGGACTTACGATTAGAATTAAGTTGAGAAGGAAGTTTAGACTTGCCCTGAAC